GCGACCGAACACCAGGATCGGATACACGTCCACGTTGCCAGAGGTAGACCGAAGCCCTGAGCTACCTACGGCAGCGCCGGCCCCCAAGTAGGGCTCACATACCGTACTGGTCAGGAACCGGATCTGCTCCAGTGACCCGATCTCACCCTCAATGGGGGAGGTGTGCGGGCCGTAATCCGCCACCGGCTTGTAGCCGCTGATAGCGCGCAGGTCGCTCTCCAGGTCGGGGTGGCATACCGCGAAGTAGGCCGCCTCCACCGACTTGGTGTTGAAGTCAGGGTTGGACGAGATCACCTGGCTGATCTTCTTGGCGTTCTGCCGATTGAGGCCGGTTGACACACGCCGGAAGTCGTTCAGGTCAGGGGCAGTGATGATATTCGCGCGGGCAGCCACGCTGTTCGCACGGAAGACGTTGGTAGCCGCTTTCAGCGTGTTGAACCGCAGCACTTCCAGGGTGACAGCAGCAGACTCACCCAGGATGTCAGTAGCCTGAGACAGCACATTGTCAGTGTGGGTGTCCTGCACGACATCAGTAATGGTGACATAATCCCCATACTGATTGAGCGTGACAGTGTAGTCGGCGTTCGCCAGCTTGCGGCCGGCAGGAGTCACGCCCTCAGTCAGCGGCGTGGTGGAGACCGGCACGAAGAAGTTGCCGCTACCATTGCCCGCTGAGCCGGTAGCGCCAGTCAGGAAGTACCGCCGCCACTTGGCGGTGTTGGTGCTGTTGGTGGGCAGCACATAAGTCTGCCCGAAGCGCTCAAAGTGCAGGTAAGGCACCGCACGCTTGAGCATCTGAACATTTGCCCATGCTGCAACAGCAGGGGAGATGTCTCCGTAACCAGTAACATTCGCCATCAGTCAGCCCTCGTAGTTCCGATTAAGTCATAGCTGCGAACTTTTCGAACGCTCCATCGAAGTCGTTCTTGTCCGGTTCTGCCGCTACCACCGATGATCTCTTGGAACTGACTGGGGCCAACGCCTGGGCCGCTTTTTTGGCGGACGGAGGCAGCTCAGTTGCCTTCTGCTTCGGTGATTCTACCTCAGTAGATGCCGCTGTGTCACGCTTGTATCGCTCGACCAAATCAGCAACATCCTCTGGAGTCCCGTTCTGTATAACATGTTGATATGCTGCGCGCAAGTAGGTGGGCTGAGATTCTGCCCACGCCATGAGGTCCGTCTGCAAGGTGTCGTATTCCGGCACCACCTGCCGGTACTGGGCCTTCTGCCGCTCCTGGCTCAGCGCCTGCAAGTCCTGCGTCATGGGGCGCAGTACAGCCGCCACCTCGTTGAACACGTACTGCACCAGCTTCTCGTACTCAACACGTCGTTTCAGTGATTCTGCCTTGGAGACATCCCCCCACTCGTTCTCGTACTCCTCCAGGAACGCCTGCTCCTCCGGCGTGTAGACAGGCTGCTCCTGTGCCGGGGGCTCTTTCGGCTCCGGCTCTGCTGGCGCCTGCTCCTGCTTGCGACTCTCCAGCAGTGCGTCCAGCTTATTCAGCAGCTCGGCAGCAGTGTCAGGCTTGCCCTCCTCCCCAGCAGGCTTCGCCGGTTTCTCTGCTTTCTCCGGCTTGTCAGCAGAAGCTGGCTCCTCGCCTTCCTCGCCACCTTCTACCGGTTCTTCGCCTTCCTCTCCGGGGGCCTCTGCCTCCTCAGCCGCAGCCGCTACAGCAGCACCCTCGCCTTCCTCCTCGGCAGGCTCCTCTTCTTTGGGGGCCGTACTCAGCGCCGGCAGCTCAGACTCACTGAACTTCGCGAACGCATCGTCATACTCAGCGCCAGTCTCTACTTCGTTCGTCATGCTTGCTCTCCTGCGTATCTCGCTTGTCGCTCTGCAAAGGAAGGTTCTGTGATCTTCTTGCGCAGCATCCGAAGCAGCCGAACCCGCGCCGCGCAAGCATCATGCTCTTGTACTGTGCAGCCCACCAGTATCTCCACCGCATCAATCTCCAGCGCTTCCAGCCACTGGGCAACCAACGTCATCTCGGGCGTGGCACGGTTCGCCCGCACCTTCTGCGTCAACTCCTCAATACTCTGATGCAAATTACTCAACGCCGTTCTCCGGTATGCCTGCCAAGTCTGCCAGGATGGTATCAGTTACTTCCTGCCGCAACTTCTCAGTATTCGCTACGTTCTTCTGCCCTTGTGCGATGTCCTTGAACGCATTCGCCAACTCAGCCCGAATGGTTGCACGCATGTGCTCGGCTTGCAAATCCTGCTGCTCCTGTAGGATCTGCTGCTGCTGGGCTCTGTTGTTGGCTACCTCGGCCTCACTGAGCAGCATGTCCGCCATATCGCGAACCTCGAACCGCCGCTGCACCAGCTTGCGCGCGTCCACATGCTCGATCTCACCAGGCGTCAATGTGGCTGCCAACTGATCGACCTGCATCCCTCGAATCTCCTTGGCGATCAGGCTGGTCGCCCCGCGCGCGATGACATTGTAGTCACCATCTGCGTCAGGATGCTGCCCCAGCAGTCGTGCGAACCACACCAGCGACTGAATCACAGACTGCGTAAAGCGATCAAAGTTGCGCACAATGTCCTTGAAGGGCAGTGCTGCATCGCCTCGCAGCATGGATGCCCCAGCGGCGGTGCGCAGCGGCTCACTCGGCCCACGGGACATGTCACCCCCCGTCGCCGGCCCGACAAAAGACTCCGAATCCGCAAACTCCATGAACAGGCGAATGACTGTCATCAGCTCGGATATGTGACTGTCGATGGCTACGTTCTGGATCGCCCGCTGCTGCGCTTCGGCCCCAATGCCTTCGCGGTACCAGAACTTGTAGGCATGTACGCTCGTCAGATCCTGGTCAGGCCGCAGCAGGTCTACATTCAGCTCCAGGTTGGGGCCACACACCACGCTACAGTTATCCAGCAGCATCCGCGTCGCCGCGCAAATGGAGAGCTGGCTGTCCCGAATCACTGCCGGCAGGCCATTCCCCAGGGGGCTGGTGTCGTCTTCGTCGAACGTGAAGGTATGGCAGGTGCGCACATTCGCGTCCAGAATATGCCATGGGGATGGCATGACGGCAATGACCCGTCCGCCCACCATCCACACCTCGCCCGGGATCTCTTCCTCCAGATCCACGGTCGTCAGATCTAAATCAGCCTGCGCCAGCAGAAGGTGCTTAACCTCGACCGGCCCGTACCATGTCAGCACTTCGTATCTGCCCGACTCCTTGGGCTGTGCATTGACGTTGGATTGTACCCCCAGGTTGCGCAGCTCAGTATCGATCTGGCGGGGCTTGTAATCACCCTTCACGCCATCGGCAGCCAGATACTCCCTGATGATCTCCGGGAAGAACCCTGCCCTGTCGGCAAGCTTGCGCACCTGCTGCTTGGTCATGATGCGCCGGATGAAGTACCCCTCATCGCCCGTAAGGTTCTTGGCGTTCAGGTCGGGGAAGTAATCCCACACCGATACAAACTCGAACTGGGGCTTATACTTGGTCTCCGTGACGCGCTGCGGCACCTGCCCGGCAAACTGCCAGCGAGTCTGGGTCTGCTCTCGCGCGAATGGTCCCAGCAGCACACCGGTACCGTAGAGGATCCCCGACGCCACCACCTGCCGATTGACGGCGATGTAGTCCTGCGTCTGGTCGCCTCCCATCTCTTGCAGGTAGTCATCCACAACGGATGAGAGGCGTGATGCTTTCTTCTCGGCCAGCTCCATCACCGCCTGGCGCAGATCCTCTTCTGTCGGGGGCGTCTGCACGCCTGCCTGCTGCTGGCGCACCATAAACTCCTGTATCGCCTGCAAGGCGTCCTGCTGCGAGACATCCGGCTCCGACCCCGGGCTCAGCGCCCAGTTACGCTCATTGCCCGGAAACATCAGATTCATCAGTCGTGCAAGCACACTCAGGCACTTCACTCGCGTAATGCGCGGGTACGCCTTGGACCGGCCGTTGGCCAGCGTGCGCTCGATCTCCGGGTCGTACAGACCCAGGTACTGCCGCAGGTTACGCAACCACCTCCGCTCGGCCTGAAAGCGGTCATTGGAGAACGTGTCGAACAGCGCGCGGTACTTGTCCCGTATCGGTGACAGCATGTCCTGCGTAACCTGCGGCAAGGTTGCCACAGCGTCCGTCTGGTCGAGATTTTCTGCGGGTGTGGCCATGGGCATCTGTTACCGGAAGTGGTACTGGTTGGCAGGTATCTGCGGCGTAGGGAGCTTCATCCTGGCATACCGCTCTGACCGCTCGGTCTGGCGCACATAGTACCTTGCCAGATAGCCCAGTGCATCCCCCGGGTGGCTGTACGCATTTTTTTCGGGGTCAGGAGACTTCATGTCCCCCGTCTTCTTGTTCAGCTCAAATCGCCAGCCACCTTTGAGCGCCCGCACCAACACGGGACATTCCACCGCATCCACTAAAAATGCCGGCCCTACATCCGTGAGGCGTGTCGTGTAGTGCTCGATGGATGTCAGGCGCTGTGCCAGGCGGTTGTTGGTCTCCACTTTGACCTGATAGTGCCTGCGCAACTCATCCACGATGGTCTTCTCGTCGCGCTGGCCTCGGTTGGATGCCGCCGGATCCGGTGCGATGATGATCCTGGCCTCTGGAAACCTCCGTCTCAAGTACGGTCTCAGGCGTTCTTCGATCAATCGCCGCGCCCCGTACCCTTCCTGCACCAGTTCTCCATACACCTTCAGCCGACCATGTAGGTCTTCCTGCCCGAAGATGAACGCACTACCTCCCAAGCCGGGGTCAAACCCCACCACCAAGGGCTGGGTCTTGTCATATTGCAGCGGTGTGCGGGCGATGTGCATGTCAGGATTGAACGTGCCGATCACGGCCTTCCCGGCAGCGCTGAATCCCCACTCTGACTCAATAAACTGCTTCACCCATGACTCTGACTTCCCTTTCGCCTGGTTGGTGTAGTATTCCTTGCCACCCGGTAGGTGCTCGATGTTCTCTGCGTCTGGCGAAAACCCCGATGGCTGCTTAAAGTAGCGCGCATTCTCTGGCAACTCGTTAAATAGGTACTCAAACCACGGATTATCTTCTGTGGAAGGGTTGGATGACCCCCACATCCCCCAGTTTGTAGGGCCTCCGGCTTTTCTCGCTGGGTACCTACCACACCGACCGGATAGTGCGTCCATAATCCCCAGCGGAATGTGCACAAATTCATCCAGTATCGCGAAAGTCACCTCCATGGACAGTACCCGGTTGATGTCATCCGGCGTATCCAGCGCCCGAAACATCACTTCGCACTCTACATCATTGAATTTCAGCAGAAAATCCTTGTCTGTCGCACGCCATTTGCCAGCCTGACCGTCCTTGAACCACTCGAACCACGACTTGATCGTCGTGTCCCGCAGTTGTGGAAAGGTGTTGCGCACAATCACCGCCCGTGTACGGCGAATGCCGTCCGCCTGCGGGGCCTGTAGTCCTGCCATGTAGGCCAGCTTGAAGAAAATGGCGGTGGTTTTGCCCGACCCGATGGGTCCAATCACCCAGTTGTAGAACAGCTCACCAGGCAGATACTCCTTGATGAACCCTTTCAGGATCGGCGGCGGCGTGTAGCTGATCGTTTCGGCCATCAGGTCACAGATTGATCTGGATGTTCATGGTCGGCGCATTATTCGACGTGCCGCTGGGGGGCTCGATCAAGCCTGCCACCCTGAAGGTGTGCTTGATGAGGTCTGCGCGTACTGACGGCGGAATGCCGCCAGATGAGTCATGTATCATCGTCCAGCTCGTCTTCAGCAACTCGTCACATTGTAGCTGCGCTTTCAGCTTGACGCTTGCCCCTTCTTTCTTGACATGATCTATCGCGGCTGCCAGATCGCGCTGAAATACAGGGTCTTTCCGCAATGCTGCCCACTGGTCCTTATCGATCCCGTAGGCTTCACATATCTCGCGCAGGGGTGCAACCCGCAGAGCAATTTCCACGGGGAGCGTGGGAGGGTACCCACCGATATGGGCCGGATCGCGGTTTGATCCGGTCAGTGCCGGAACGTTCATTGGCGCAGGTGATGTCGGGTACATGTGGCTGTTTTACGGGATGTTGTGGCAGGTGTCAAGATGGGTGGGGGCGGTTATTTTTCAATATGTTGGGGATTAGATTTGGGGGAATTTTGAAAAAATGTGTGGGGTACCATTGAATACCCCCACCCCCGTAACCCTCAAACCCCCTCCGCCCCTCCCTCCCCTGGAAAAAGAATTCTTTTTTGTTTTGCCCCTGCACGCCTGGCAGACTGCGCAACTAGGTTACATGCGTGTAACTATTGACATTTGCGCACAATCCGCTATAGTGTGCCTACCTATCACGTGATAGGCATTTACCTAGTAACCGAGGCTTGAACAATGGAAACGATCAAAACGATTAAAGCTGCACGCTCCGCCGGCTCCGCTTGTGGGGCGGCTACTGAGGCCGCACTTGGCGATACCTTGACGGCGCGTGTGCTGGAAGTACTCAAGACCATGCCGAAAGGCAAGGCGGTCACATTGATTGGCGCATTCTGGGAATCGTTCGACAAAGCCGCTCCGACCATTCGCGGGCTTCGGCGGATCAAGGTCACCCGGTCAGAATCTGTACGCATCGCCCGAGGGATCGATACCGGCCTTGCGCGGCAGT